AAGGGCTTACAACCTCATCTGGAACGAATGGTTCCGTGATGAAAATTTGCAGAATTCAGTTATCGTAGATAAGGGCGATGGCCCCGATACTGTATCTGCATATACACTTCAACGACGTGGAAAACGTAAAGATTATTTTACTTCTGCACTTCCATGGCCACAAAAAGGTGCATCGGTAACTCTACCCTTAGGTTCCTCCGCTCCTATTAAAGCAAATGCAGTATCTCCAACAGCTGTGTCTGTTTTAAATTCAAGTGGAATAGACCAATATTTATATGCTGATGGTTCTACTAACTTGAAATTAAATGGCACTGCCACTTCTACTCATGCTGCGCTTTATGCTGACCTTTCTGCTGCAACTGCCGCCACAATTAATCAACTCCGTCAATCATTTCAGATTCAGAAATTACTTGAGAGAGATGCTCGTGGCGGTACTCGATATACTGAAATTATTCGCGCTCACTTTGGCGTTATTTCTCCTGATTCTCGCTTACAACGGCCTGAGTACCTCGGCGGCGGTTCAACGCCGATTAACATTAATCCGATTGCTCAAAGTAGCGCAACAGGACAAACTGGCTCAAGTACCCCTCTGGGCACACTTGGTGCTATGGGTACTACCTTGGCTCATCGCCATGGATTTAGCCAATCGTTTACTGAACACGGCGTAATTATCGGATTAGTATGCGTAAGAGCCGAATTAACATACCAACAAGGTCTCCACAAAATGTGGAGCCGTTCAACACGTTATGATTTCTATTTCCCAGCATTTGCAACTCTTGGCGAACAGGCAACTTTGAATAAGGAAATTTACGTAACAGGCGCATCAACTGATAACGATGTATTCGGTTATCAAGAACGTTGGGCTGAATATAGGTATAACCCTAGCCGTATATCTTCATTGTTCCGCTCAACAGCGGCGGGAACAATTGACGGCTGGCATTTAGCCCAAAAATTCACCGCCTTACCTACATTAAATAGTACTTTTATTCAGGAAAACCCACCAGTATCACGTGTGGTTGCCGTAGGTACAGCTGCCAATGGTCAGCAATTCATTTTTGATTCTTTCTTTGATGTTAAGAAAGCAAGACCAATGCCTATGTACTCTGTACCTGGCTTAATCGACCACTTCTAATGTTCGGTGTAGACGACGCCATTTTAGGCGGAGGCCTCTCAGCTCTCGGCTCAATAGCCGGGGGCGCTCTTGGCTTAGTAGGTGCTGGTGAAACCAACCGTGCCAATGCCGACATGATGAATGCAAATAACGCATGGAGTGCGCAACAATTTGCAACTAGATATCAAACAACAGTAAAAGATTTAGAAAACGCAGGACTAAATCCTATGCTTGCGTATGGACAAGGAGGCGGTACCCCGCCCTCTTCTGTTCCTATCGCAACACAAACTAATAAATACGCAGCTGCTGGCGATATAGCCAGCAAAGCCGTAGGCGCTGCAAACACTGCTATACAAACCCAATTAACAGATGCTCAAATTACAGAATCATTAAGCCGCTCTGGTGTTAATGATGAAACTCGTAAAAATCTTGATGCAGATACAAAATTAAAAATACTCGAGGCACCAAATGTCTCGCAAAAAACAAAAAACATGGTTTCTGAGATGCTATTAAATGATGCTCGCAAAACAGCGACGAGTGCTCAGGAAACCGCAACCAGACTAGATACACAAATACGGAAAACTGGCGATTTGCCAGAAGCCGTAAATAAAGGCAGCTACCATCAAGGTGCGCCTTACAATCCGTTTTACTTAAAAGATGTAGCCACCGGCGTATCTTCAGCTGCTAATGCAGCTAATCTTGTAAAACCAAAACTAGGGAGATAAAATGAAAACACCATTTCTACGAACCGCATATAACTACGATAAAGATGCTGCGTCAAATGAGTCAGGGCTGGCTTGTGAGGAGCCATCTCTGACTCAGCAGCATTTCAAAGACGAAACGGATATAAATAATATTCTTCGTCAATTCAACATAACAGGACTTTTACCAGAAAGTTCACTATCACCACGCTATGGCGATTTCACTGGCATATATGATTACCAGTCAGCTCTTAATGCTGTTATCGCCGCAGAGAGCGAATTTGATGGCTTACCAGCCCAAATTAGAGCTCGATTTAATAATAATCCCGAGGAGTTAATTAACTTCCTCGACAATTCGTCTAATAAAGACGAAGCAATAGCCTTAGGGCTAATCAATACTGAGGCAAGTGTTCAACCTAAAATTGTTGAAAGTCCCTCAGAAAAAGCGGCTGAATAGCCGCAAGCACAGTTACTCTACTTGATGTAACTGTGCTAGGTGACACCAAACTACAACAACTTGATTAACTAAGGCCAAATAAAATGAAAATATTGCACCGCAAAAGCATGTCAAAACGTAAACATGCAAAAACATTCCGTAAGCACGGAAAACAAACAAAAAGCGCAAACTTGCGCAATAGTCCCCAGCGTGGAGGCTGGAGACTTTAAAAAAGCTCCAGACCACCTCACATGGCCTGTTATCACCCAATATCCGCTGGGCTCAGCGGATACTCTACTAACTCTGCCACCGGCAGAGTTTATCGGCGTGTCATTTTCAAAAAAAATGACCCCGAAATCGTTCAAGAAGTATCCTTACCTTGCGGCCAATGTATAGGCTGCCGTCTTGAACGCTCACGTCAATGGGCAATGCGCTGCATGCATGAAGCTCAATTACATCTAAATAACTGCTTCATAACCCTTACATATGACGATACACATCTCCCAAGCGATTTATCGCTTCATTACAGAGACTTCCAACTCTTTATCAAAAGACTCAGAAAGCGATATCCAACTACAAAAATTAGCTATTACATGGCTGGAGAGTATGGCGAAAATTTCGGCAGACCTCACTTCCATGCATGTATCTTCGGACTCGACTTTCATGATAAGAAATTATGGAAAAGGACTACCTCTGGTTCTCTCATATATCGATCCAGCGACCTTGAAACCCTCTGGCCATTTGGTTATTCCTCCATTGGAGACGTTAACTTCGAAAGCGCTGCATACGTGGCTCGATACATTATGAAAAAACAAACTGGGAAGGACTCTGAAAAACACTATCAGTACTCTGATCTAGAAACAGGGGAAATAGTACAAATGACCCCTGAATTCAACAAAATGTCCCTAAAGCCCGCAATCGGGCTTAACTGGTACAAAAAATATAAAACTGACGTATACCCTCATGATTACGTCGTATTACGTGGTCAAAAAATAAAACCTCCAAAATACTATGACCAACTGTATAAAAACGACAATCCATATGAATACGAAAAAATTATTGGCAATCGTGAAAACGATGCTAAACTAAATCACGCAGATAATACTTATGACCGCTTGGCTGTTAAAGAACAAGTAGTCAAAGCTAAACTGCGTAAACTAAAACGAACCCTCACTTAAGGAAACCTCATGAATCTAATCTTATGTTCTGTTAAAGACCGCGCAGCGGATGCCTATGGCAGACCAATGTTCGTACCTAGCTCCGGCGTAGCTATTAGGAGCTTCTCTGATGAAATCAATCGTGCTGCTGATGATAATCAGCTATACAATCACCCTGATGATTTCGATCTCTATGAGTTCGGAACCTTTGACGATAACTCTGGAATCTTCGAAATCTATGAACAACCAAAACTTCTATCACTTGGAAAACAAGTGAAAATAAGCACTTAAAACAAACCGCCCAAAAAGAAGTATCTTTTGGGCGGAACAACTAAAAAGGCTAATAACATGCATCGCAACCAATCGGTAAGTCTTCACCAATTCACTACAATCCCTAAAGCGGATATACCACGCTCTAAATTCGACTGTCAATCAACACATAAAACAACATTCGACGCTGGTAACTTAATCCCTGTATATGTAGATGAAGTATTACCCGGCGATACATTCAACTTAAATATGACGGCATTTGCCCGTCTAGCAACACCGCTATACCCAATCATGGATAACATGGTTATGGATAGCTTCTTCTTCTTTGTCCCTAATCGCCTAATTTGGTCAAATTGGCAAAAATTTATGGGACAACAAGACAATCCTTCAGATTCAATCTCCTACGTAATCCCACAACAGGTGTCACCATCTGGAGGATATGCCATCGGCAGCCTACAAGATTACATGGGATTACCAACAGTCGGTCAAGTGACCGCTGGAAACACAGTAAGTCATTGTGCCTTTTGGCCAAGGGCTTACAACCTCATCTGGAACGAATGGTTCCGTGATGAAAATTTGCAGAATTCAGTTATCGTAGATAAGGGCGATGGCCCCGATACTGTATCTGCATATACACTTCAACGACGTGGAAA